TGCTTCGTCAACAGGCTATATTGATAGCGAAGGTGAATTTGTAACTGTTGCACTTAATGAAGGACAACGCGATACATTGTATAGTAATGCAATTAATCCGATTACTTTCATTACAGGCGCAGGTCTTGTTAACTACGGTCAAAAAACTCGTTCAAGAGGAACAAGTTCATTAAACAGAATTAATGTTTCAAGGCTTGTAGTTTACTTACGTAGTCAGTTAAATCAACTTGCTAAACCTTATATCTTTGAACCAAATGATAAAATTACACGTGATGAGATTAAAGGTGCGGCAGAAAGTTTACTACTAGAGTTAGTAGGACAAAGAGCACTCTATGACTTCCTAGTTGTGTGTGACGAAACAAATAACACACCAAGTAGAATTGATCGTAACGAACTGTACTTAGATATTGCAATTGAACCAGTCAAGGCAATTGAATTTATTTACATTCCGTTAAGATTGAAGAATACTGGAGAGATAGCGAGTCTTTAATATGATAAATACAATTACATTAGGAGCAAGTTAAATGGCAATTTCAACACTATCAAAAATTACAGTTCCTTTGGCTAGCGGAGATTCTGCTAGTACACAAGGCTTGTTGATGCCGAAGCTCCAGTATCGCTTTAGAGTGTCACTGGAAAACTTTGGTGTTTCAACACCGACAACGGAACTTACAAAGCAGGTTATCGATGTTACTAGGCCTACGGTTGCTTTCGAGCCAATGGAGATACACGCTTATAACTCAAAAGCATATTTGGCTGGAAAACATACTTGGTCACCAATTACACTTAACTTGCGTGAGGATGTAAACAACGCAGTTCAGAAACTAGTTGGCGAGCAGTTACAGAAGCAGTTCGACTTTTACGAGCAGTCAAGTGCGGCATCAGGACAAGATTATAAATTCACTACTAGAATTGAAATCTTAGACGGCGGTAATGGTGCTAATACACCAAACGTACTAGAAACATTTGAACTTTATGGTTGTTTTGTTACTAATGCTAACTATAATTCATTAGCATATGCAAACAACGAACCGGTACAAGTTACACTAGAAATACAGTATGATAACGCAATTCAAACACCACAAGGTGAAGGTATTGGTACTGCTGTAGGACGTACTCTAGGTACATTAATTACAGGCGGCGGCGCTTAAACTGTATTAAACTATTAAAAGGGAGCTTTATGCTCCCTTTTTTATTATCTACGCATATAATATAATCGGATAAATATTATTATGCCAAGTACTTCGAACGGATTTTTAGACAACTTAGTTAATGGACTTTTAGGTCCAAAAGGTAATATGGCCGATTGGCAACACGCCAGTCGTCTATATGTTGACGGCAACTTAAAACTTGCGCCTAAACAAAAATTTCTTTATCACGTTTATTTTAAACTAGACCCAATAGTACGAACTATTCTACCTGAATTAGCTGATGTGCATAATTTAGAAATAGGAATGCTTGTAAAATCAGCAGACCTTCCAAAGTTTAGTGCAAATGTTGAAACTAGAAACAAATATAATAGAAAAAAGAATGTACACACAGCAATACAATATGATCCGATTAATATTGTATTTCACGATGATAATTATGGTGTTACTACTGCATTACTAGAAGCATACTATAGATATTATTTTGCTGATGCAGGTTACGGTAGAGTTCCAGGTGCATATAATAAAGCAGGTGCAGGCGATAATACATATAAAGGTAACTTAGCTAATCAATTTAAATTTGGTTTAGATAATGATATTAGTGTTCCTTTCTTTCAGAATATTCAAATAAGTCAACTTGCAAGAAAATCTTTTACAACATATACTATTGTTAATCCTATAATTTCGAGCTGGGAACACGATAGTCTTGATAATTCGTCTAGTGAGACAACTCAAAACAGCATTACAGTACAATACGAAGCAGTGCATTATTCACGAGGAGCGGTAGAAGCAGGCAACCAGGGAAGTCCTACAGGTTTTGGAACTACTGAGCATTATGATGTACAACCATCACCTATATCATTATTAGGTGGCGGAACTTTAGGAATTGATGGCTTATTTGGTGCTGCCGCTGACCTTTATGATTATATTGATAAAGGAAGTAATTTCAACAGCCCTTTGCAAGCAGGCCTGGCAGCTTTTCAATTAATAAGAAATTTAAATAATTTAAGCTCAGAGTCGTTGAGAGAACAAGGATTTCAGATAGTAGAAAATGCACTAGGCGAAACAGCAGGTATCGATGTAAGCGGTGTATCTAATGTAGTATTTCCTGGAGGTTCAAATGCTACTTCTACAGTAGCAGTATCACAAGGAGGTACTAATGGTTCCTTATCGTCAACACCGGGTGCTACAATATCTGGAGCGCAAACATCAGGTGCATCAGTAGGATCCTCTACTGCTAATTCTTCAAATGTTACAGCATCTGATGCACGTAAAGCAGAAATACTTGTGAATTTTAATAGACAAGAATTAGAAGAAAATCCGGCAGCTCTTGAAGCCGCGGCAATACAGTTATTTAGAGTCGATTATTTGGCTAGTGGACAGCCTGGAGGCGTAAATAGTTATATCGAGTCCTGGGAGCAACTACCTAGTACTAAGAAACAAGTATACAAAGATAAGGTGCTACTATGACAACAACTAACTTACCATTAAAGCCAATATCTAAATACAGTGACAGAGATGTAAGATTATTCTTCGATAGATATTTTACAAAACCTCTTACTATTTCATCAAATGATTTAGATTCAGTAGTTGGATATTTTGAATCTAAAGGTTTTGAAAAAGCGGCGGCAACTTCGGTTTCGGTTGTATTACTAGAACAAGCAAAATTAGATAATGTAAAAGTTTTTAAATTATTAGAAACATTAAAAGGATTAGATGATATTCAATTAAGTGTTGTTGTAGCAGAAGTCTTAAACTATAACAGACAAAAGTCTAGCATTATAGGTTTTAAACGAGACGTACAACCTAATAAAATTGAATCAAGAAATATAATAGTCTAATGTCTCGTTTTGCGCAAGGTAAATTCACACTCAATAACCCAGAAAAATATGTAGGAACAAGAACACCTACTTATAGAAGCAGTTGGGAATTTGCTTTTATGAAATTTTGTGACGAGCATCCTGCAATAGCACAATGGGCAAGTGAAGCAGTACAAATTCCTTACAGAAATCCTTTAACAGGCAAACAAACAATATATGTACCGGATTTTTTTATTGTTTATGCAGATAAAAATGGTAAGCAACGTGTAGAACTGATAGAAGTAAAACCAGCTAATCAAACAATTAAAGAAAAACTAGGTAGAAGCAGAGTTAATCAAGCACATTGGGTAGTTAATCAAGCAAAATGGGAAGCGGCTAATAAATGGTGTAAACAAAAGGGCATTAAATTTAGAATAGTAAATGAGGGAGATATTTTCCATCAAGGCACAAGAAGATAATGGCCACTTGTCAATTTAAAGATAAAAATAATTTAACCAGGACCTTTATTCATATTCCAAAAACTGCTGGACAAAGTTTAACACTTTGGTTTAATCATTTTGATAAAAATTTAATTAAGTACGGTGGACATACTAAGCCTCAAGACTTAGAAAATAGTGGAGTATCTTTAAGAAATACATTTACATTTGTTAGAAACCCTTATTCTAGAGCTGTTAGTGCTTATCTTTATTATCAAGAAAATGCTCTAAAGCAAGTTGAACAAGTTAAAGAAGAAGCAATAACACCTGAACAAATTAAAAAATGGAAAGAACGATATAAAGGGGCATTGAGATATCAAAAATATTTTACCCAAAAAACTTTTGATGAATGGATACACGAGTGTAGATATAATCCTAAATTATTTGCTTTAATTGTAGATCCACAGATTAACTATTTGTATAAAGTTGAACAAATTTATAAAATAGAAGAATTAGATAAACATTTGCCAACTATGAAACAATGGTTTTTTGGAAATAGAGATTTTCCAAAAATTAATGTAAGCAATACCAATGGATACGATTATAGAGATTTTTATAAAAGAAAGTCTACAAGAAAAATTGTTTACAAATATTTTAAAGAAGATTTTAATTTACTAGGTTACAAATTTTAATAAATATACTAGCATATAATGGTAAAAACAGATGACTAAAAAATTAGAAGATTTATTAAATTTGCCTGATTCTAAAGAGCTTGTAGATAATGCAAAAGATGAAGAAAAAAAGGCTAAGAAACAAACTGCAATAGTTGAGCAAGAAGAAACATTTGATGCAATGCAAGAGTTTGATAAAATTACTGCGGCACTGCCACAAGTAAAAGGATTAGGCGACAAGGCAGATGCTGAATTAGAAGACATTGCAAATAGAGCATTAGATGCATATGAAGACCTAATGTCTTTAGGTATGAATGTAGAAAGTCGTTATAGTGGCAGAGTGTTTGAAGTTGCAGGTAGTATGCTTAAAACTAGTTTAGATGCAAAAACTGCTAAATTAGATAAAAAATTAAAAATGATCGAGCTACAACTTAAAAAAGAGAAAATGGATAAAGATAGCGGCGATAACGATGGGATGATTAACGGCGATAGTTATGTTGTAACTGACCGTAACAGTTTATTAGAAAGACTAAAGAAACTCGATAAGGATAAATAGTTATATAGCGGGATTAATAATATGAGAACATTTAAAGATATTCTAACAGAATCAACAAAAACATACAAGTTTCTTGTAAGAGTAGCAGGGCCTTGTGCGGAAAATACTACTGACAAATTAAAAATGTTTTTAGAAAAATTTAAAGTAGTTAGTGTTTCGAATCCGAAACGTAGTCCAATACAAGAAACACCTATGGATTTCCCACAATTAGAAAATATGGAAGTAACTACTTGGGAAGTAGAAATTCAATATCCAACTACTAGACACGTATTACAAGAATATCTTTATCAGCATTGCGATCTTCCGAGAACTCATCTTAATGTTAGAGCTGAAGGAGATCCTATAGAAGAATATCAAACACAGTCCGAAGATCAGCCTTATGAATCAATGTTAAACACAGAAGATATGGGCGGCGAAAGTGCTCAAGACTCTGTAGGCAGCGAAAGAATAATGAGCTTACTAAAAGAACTAGAAACAGCCCGCAACGAAAGAGAAATAGACCCAGTTGACAGTGTAAAACCAGGAGAATCAAAAGATATTCAAGATGTTGAAAACACTAAAAGTACGATAGGAAGCTAATTATGGATATGTTAAACATTTTAAAAAATATGGACGCGGCGGCAGCAGGTGATAAACCAGCAGTTGGTGCAAATAATAAAAATAGTATGAAATCGATACTAGAGTCAATTCAGCGTGTTGAAGAGTGCGGTGATACAATGGAGGGCGGATGTATGCCAGGTCCACAAGCACCGATGCAACAAGGAAGTCCAGTTTCGATGAATGTTTCATTAAATGCTTCAGGTAAAGATAATGTAAATGATCTTATTTCTTTGATGAAGGCCGCTGGGATTCAGGGTGCTGAAGAATATGAAATGCCAGGTACTGGTGATCAAGATGCAGAAATGGATGCGATGAAGTTGGCCATTATGGGCGGTGACGAAGAAGTTGAAGAAGCTGAATGGGACAATAGTCCAGATGAGCAATATGGCGATATGTCAGATGCTGTACCTGCTGGAGATGACTTACATAAGAAAAAACGTCAATTTAAAGCATCTAATCCAGGCGATAATGCAATGGCAGCAGAATCAATTAAAGAACAACTTTGGAAGGCATTAGCAGAAAAGAAAATGTCAAAAAAAAAGATGTAGTAGCCGCTGAAGGCGAGCGACACGGTAACAGCAAAATGTATAATAAATGCTGGGACGGTTATGAAAGAGTTCCAGGAACAAAAAGAGGCGAAAAAGGTTCTTGTAGAAAAAAATAATTTAGCTACGATGGGGATGCAAATCAATAGGCACTACGGTGCCTATTTTTTTGGTTAAATACAGTATGAGTAAAAGTTTAGATGGTGTATTAACCAAAAAAGCAAATCAACGAGAATCTTACACTAATGAGCAGATAGAACATCTAGCCAAGTGTATGGATCCTGATGAAGGGTATTTGCATTTTGCTCGCAACTTTGCATACATACAGCATCCTGTAAAAGGTAAGTTGCTGTTCGACCCGTATGAGTATCAACTACGTTTGATGCATAGTTATCATAGTTATCGATTTAACATTAATATGATGCCAAGACAAACAGGTAAGACTACTTGTGCGGCTATCTATCTTGCTTGGTATGCAATGTTTAATCCAGATCAAACTATTCTAATTGCC